GTCCTGGGTGATATAATGATAATAGTTTTTGTAGGTTTTGTTTTTGCTTAGGAACATTTAACACACCATTTTCAAATATGATATGTCCTAATGTAACTTGACCTTTTTGTTCTCTAACTAAAGGTGAATTTTGATTTGTAGCATATCTTAATTCTTCTTGATTGCCGTTTTCTTTGTCAAACCAAAGCAAAGGATACCTCATAGTGTGTTTACCTTGCAATGTGTATGTTAAAGGAGCATGACTATCAGATATAATATATGTTCTATCTTTAATCTCCCAAGTTGGTGTAGATCTTTTTGCTTCTACTTGCATATCTTTTAATTTAGTAACAACTTCAACAGGTTCGTTAACTTCTATTTCATTAACCATATCAACGTCTTGAATTGTTGTTTCTACATTTGCACTAGATTGTGCTGGTTGTTTTTTTGCTATTGCCATAATATAATATAATTTAATAAATTTTTAAAAAGGTAATAATTACCCCCGTAGTTTCAACGAGGGTAATATCACCATATAATTACGCTACAGAAGCAGTGAACAATACGAAGTTGTTAGCAGCTTGAGTAACTAAACATCTTTCAGACAAGAAGTGTACTTGCATTGCATCAAGATCAGAAGTGTAAGCACCTCCAACAGATCCAGTGATCCAGTTTTTCATACGTCTGTCGTCAGCTTGGTTAGCTCTATAACGAACGTGTAAGAATGGACGACGGATATTAGTACCTAATTGTTGATCGTAAACTGTAGATGTTCCAGCAGGAATAAGGATACCATCGATAGATGTGTTAGCCATACCACCACGAGTAGAAGCATCGTTCAAATATTTCCAATCAGTTTTGTAGAAATCGTAAGATCCACGACGGAATCCAGTGAAACCTAAGTTCAAAGCCATTTGCTCAGAGTTTTCGAACAATCCGTAAGCAGTACCACCAGCAGCACCTGCAGATAAAGAAGCCAACATATCATCAAAATCAAGAGAAGTAGCACGGTTCAAGAAGAACATGTTTTCTTCAATTGCTCCTTGAGTATCTAAGTTTTTCAAGATTGAATCAAAGTCAGATAAACCTGAAGAAGCTGTAAAGTTATTTACAACATTACCTCTTTCTTTAACTGCAGAGAAAAGACCTTGAGTTCCTTTGATGTTGTTAGATCCTAATGTAGAACCACCAGAAACTAATTCACCTTCAATAACTGACATCTCTAAGTAATCTTCAAAACGCAAACGAGTTTCAGATTCAGCTTTCAAGTACCATAAGTATCCACCAGTTCCATCTTCAGTAGCAACTTCAACCCAACCGATTTGAGCGGTGTCAGATCCAGAGATTTGGTATCTTTCTTTGATGATAATAGGAGAGTTACTGTATTGAGTGAATGAAGGAGTTACAGAGTTTAAACTTGCATCAGTAGTTCCTTTTTTGAATTCAGAACCATAAACGAAGATTTTAAGATCTGTTGCTCCAGCAAAGTTTACTACGTTACCAGCACCAGTAGTTAAATCTAACTGAGTATATGGTTTAACAGTAATAACAGCAGGGTTTGTAGCTCCACCTGTTCCAGTAGCAGCGTCAGCAGTAGAAGCTGTAACATAAACTTTAAGTTCTTTTCCTGTAGAAGGGCTCATAACTACTAAAGTTTGTCCAACAGAAATAACGTTGTTAACAAAAGCAGCACCAGTTCCACCGGTTACAAATGTTAAAGTTGTAGCAGAAGCACAAGTAACCTCTTTGTAAGCAATGTGTAATCTATTTTGTTCAGACCAAACTACTTGATCAGAAGACATTGGCATTTCAGCGCCAACCATACGTAAGAATCCAGAAAGAGTTCTGTTTCCGTAACGCTCTACTTCAGCTTCGTAGATTTCAGGTAAATATTGTTGCGCGAAATCATTACCTGTTCCATTAGTGAAATTTAAGTAATTTGTTTCTAACGCTTGTTGTTTTTGAGACGGTTTAATTGAACCGAATTGTGGGATCACATTTGACATAATCTTAATTTTTAATTGTTAAATTTTTTTGATTGTATTTTTAACTTAGAAGTATCAACGCCATTTATTGCTTTAACCTTAAAACCATTTATAAACCCATCTCCAGTAGAAGATACTCTAGGAGCATTCCCGATGTTATTGGATTTAGCGATCACGTCTTTAATTGCATCGGCTTTGCCTTGCTCATAAAAATGATTTGCAATAGTGTCAACGTTTTCAGCAGCATACATTGCTTTATGATAACCTTTCAAATCTGTTACTTCGCCTTTTTCATTCAAGAACTTCTTGATTAGGTTGGTAATATTTGATTGCTTATCAGCCACAACTTCAGAATTTTGAATTCCGTACCTAAAGTTTTTTTCTCCCATTTTAAAATCAAAACCTTTGAATTCTTGAGAGAAGAAGCTTTTAGTATCATCCTTAAACTTTGAATGTTGTGTTTCAACTGATTGTTGTTCTTCTTTGTATCGATTGAAAAAGTCTGTTGCTTTTTGTTGTTCTTGAGTAACACCCGGGCGTAATTTAATTTCGTCATAGTATCTACCTTTAAGTTCTTCCAAAAAGCCTTTAGCTTTTGCAACCTCTTCTTTAAATGCGAGTTTTTTCTTTCTGATGTCTCGCTCATCATCTTCGTCTTCATCGTAACTAAATTTATCCTCCATTAGAAATTCAATTTCTTCGGCATCCAAATGCGGTCTTGACTTTTTGTAATATTCTTTTAATAAAGCTTCTCCATTTACAGAAGAATAGTCAGCATTTAATCTAACATAATCTTCTACAGTTCCGCCAGTTTCTTCCATAAAAGATACTAACTTTTCTATATTCTCAGGCAACTTCTTACCTGTATTTATTTGTTCTTGAACTTGCTTGTTTAATTCTTGTTCTAAGTTTACTGTTTCTTGGACTATTTCTTGTTGATTGATTTCTTCAATAACATTTTCAACGGCCCCTTCGTTTCCTTGTCCCACTGTTTGCAATTCCAATTCGGGTTGTTCTGCGTGTAACACGCTTTCCGTTGGGCTTTGTTCTTGAATGGCATCTGTTTGTTCTTTAGGAATTATTACTTTTATTGGTTCCTCTTGTGGTTTAGCTGCTACTAAATCAACTTTTATAGGTTGATCAGTTTTAACTAATTTTTTAGGGGTAGTTTTCTTAGCCTTAAGCTTAAACTGGCCCTCTTGTTGTACTTGTTCTGACATGATAAAATATTATATAATTGTTAATAAAATTTATTTTGGTTCAAATTGGGCTAAATCAAACCCTCCCATATTATCAAAACCAGCAGACTCAAAGTCTTTAGGCATTGTATTGTTTTGTCTTTGGTCAATTAGTTCAGATTGTTGAGTGCCTCTTAATTTCTCTCTAGCATCTTTTCTATCCTCCATCTTATTTGACTTATCCGTATTCGCTTGCGATTGTATTTGAGCTAACTGCATTTTGTATTGAAATTCTTCTGCCATTAACTGTTTCTTTAATTGCGCTTCAAATTCCATCTTTTGTATTTCAAATTGATTTTTAGCTTGAGCAATCTGTATTTCTGTTTGAGCCAACGCTTCTTGCTTTTGCACCTCTGCCATTGCGGCTGCTTCTGCTGTTTGCGAATTAGCCTGCGCTTGTGCTTGTATATTTGCTTGTTGGTTTGCTTGATCTTGTGCCATCTTTTTCTTTCTCTTATACCGAAGAGATTGATTGGCTAATTTCAAGTTTTTAATTTGTCTTATCTCTATTGCGTCTTCTAGATCGATGCCTCCTGATTGTAATGCAATTTGGATATTCTGCTCTAGTTGTCCTTTTTCTTCATCCTCTGGCTCTAATTCTAGATATATTCCAAAATCATGAATATCTAAATCTTTTAATTCTTGAAGTGTTTCAACGTTGAATACAGATATACTTTGTGTTAAAGAATTCAATGTTAAAGGGTAACTTAAAGCATCGCCCACTCTTTTAGATATATTTTCGCATATTCTTAATGTTAAAAATAAACTACCATCTAAAATATGTTTTGTTGCGGTATTAGAAGAAGCCGCTGCCATTTTTTGTAACCCAACTAATGAATCTCTATTTGGCATACTACCATCTCTTGCTTCATTCAGCCCGGTAACGTCTCTAATCATTTGTAAATAGTACTGGTAAGTTGCTATTAATGATTGTATTTTTGCTCCACCAGCAGATGTTTGTAATTCTTGAATAGGCACTTTGCCTGGGTTCATTCCCCCATCCTGAGCCATAGATCTACCCACAATACTACCGGTTTGGAAATACATATTTAAAGCCTCTGCGGCATTATAATTTGTACCATTACCTAAATCAACTTCTGCTAGTCCATCAACATCTACAAATACACCGTCTGGTACCATCTTAGCTAATACCTGTTGTAGTTTTAAATGTGTCAATTGGATCATATCTGCAAATGTAGTAATTCTACTAACTAAAGATTCAACCCTTCCGCGG